TCAAAAAGGGCATATGGATTTTTCAGACTCAGGATTAGCCTGTTCAGATTGTAATTCTAATAATTTTTTAGCGGCCCATTGTTCACACTCACTCGCAGTATCTCGAGTAGCTGTATAATGTTTACCTAAATAACGGACAGTGATGCGCCACGCGTCTCCGCGCTTAACCGGCTTTTGCATAATAACACTCCAAATTTCATGGTACTGCAATGGAAATATAAAGCGTTTTTTAATGCGAATTTTGAATTGTCCTATAGACAATAAAAAAACCACCTAATCCTTTCGAATTAAGTGGTTTTTAAATCTTGGAGCGGGAAACGAGACTCGAACTCGCGACCCCAACCTTGGCAAGGTTATAATAAATATTAAATAACAATAGGTTATGTTTTAATGGTGCCGAAGTGGTGTCGAATAATTTTTTACAATTAAAGCTGAATTAATAAGCTATTTGGAGAGTAATTATTTTAACAATTACAACATAAAAGAAAAAGTACATCTCAATTAATGAAATGCACTTTTATTAAGATGCTAAATTATCCAGCAAGCCAAATACTTTTATGTTCACATGAAGCGCTTAAGTTTTTAATTTGATGATTATCAAATTCGTATTTACCAGAACCCCCAACAAGATCTAATTCTTCACCTAAGGCAATTTTCTCACCTTTATAAGTTAAAGTTTGATTTTTAGCATCCCATTCTGCAGAGCGTTCAGGAAAAACAATTAACACATCATTCACATATAAACATTCGTCTTTTAGCTGTAATGGGCCTCTTAATCTTGCAGATGCGAAAACGCCATTAGATTGATAACTAGGTATTTTCACATGGCTATTTCCGACCCTCGATTCTTGCGGCTGACAAGCGACCAAAAGTATATTAATAGCGGAACAAATCATTTTTTTATAAATATCCAAGTTCACACCTATATGTGAGTTAAATACACTTTGATATTAATCGAGGGGCATCATCCCAAAAAAATTAATTTGTTAGGGAAGTGTACCTCCGTCTTAATTCTTCCTTCTTGACTGCCGTTGCTGTCTTTGCCTATTTAAATTTTCAAGAATAGGAATGACTTCATTTGGATCGTAAAGATGCTTGCCATCAGTCCCTTTATTGAATGGTCGAAGCTCATCAATAATCAATTTACGAGACAGGCTATAGCGATCCATTAACCATGCTGCAGTAACACGGTTCGGTATTTCCTCAGCTTTCATTTCAATGACTTTCCCAACATTAGGAATAATCTCATGAATGAATACCTGAGGTGGTTTTTCTGCTTCAACAACGACTATATATTTTCCCATACCTTTACCTATCTAATTACCCCTAAATACTGCAATGTTCTCAAGAGTGACCGCAGAGGGTCAGCAATACAGTCACTCATGTAGAACATCGCAGTTCTAAAATTGTTTTACTTTCTCCAAGTTGCTTCTTTAAATTTCGCCTCATCCACTAAGCTATCGATTTGAGACGGGTTTACATTGTCGTAGTAATGGTTCATCAGGTTGCCGAACACAATAAGGGTTCGGGCTGAGGATGAGTAACGGAAGCTCATATGAATTCCTCTATAGCTTCAAAAGCCTGTTTACGGGCAGAAGCCTGATTCTTGAGTAAAGAGATATGAGCATCTTTAATCAGCTCATTGCTCTGCATAACACGTTGTTTGGCGTGGAGGGCAGAGGTTGCTTCAATGCGACCCCTTAGAGTGCCGTTGCCATGTAATTTGGCAACATACCTAAAGATATAGGTACCTAAGCGCTCCATCCCTCCATGTCCTTTTTTGCCTTACATGCCTTCACAATCTGGCTTTCAAAGCTGGTGCCTTTGAAGCGTTTATAAATTGTGGCCAGATCTGCCTCGTTTTGTGTATGTTGAATCGCTTGAAGTGCTTGCTGGAATTCAGCCGTAAGTTGTTGGGCTGCATTCGGGTGTTGTTGGTTTTGTGGTGTTTGCTGCTGTTGAGGTTGAGCTGCTTGCTGAGTCTTTTCTTCCTCAGGTAAGTCTTCACCCGCATAGATGTATAGACCTAAACCGTGTACGGCAATTCCTTTAACCAGACAACGCATCATTGCCTTATTGATATCAAAAGCATTCGGTTTAACAATTGCTTTATTTCGATGGTCCATCACTGGCAGGAACATATACATGGTTTTACCAAACACGGTGACATCACAATGAACCATCATAGATCCATCCGGAAAAGTCATCGGCTCACGGAAAGACCAGTTAGCTTGTGGATCTATACGCATTAGTTTGTCCACGGCCCAAGCCCAAGACAGATATGACATGTTGTTTTTCTTTTCGATATGTCCAGATACGCTAATCGCTGCTAACTGTTCAAAGTGGTTAGCCCTTTCATTGTTTAAAACTGCTGGATTAATTGCTGCATTCATTTTTCTTATCCTTATTTTGAACCTGTAAAGCCGCGCTTCTTCTTGTAAGCTTTTCGGTCATATGAAGGGATGTTGCTAAGTTCTAGGGCAGTTGCTAAAGCTTTTTTGCGCTGGAAGCTAATCTCATTCATTAAGGTTGCATAAACCTTAGGGCGCTTCGTCTTAAACTCTTCAACATTTAAAGGCGTTTTCACTTCACCTTTTACTGTGTACAGTACACTGCCATTTGCGTTAGCTGCGTAAACAGTCCAGCCGATACGTACAGAGTAGAGACCCGTTAAGCGGTCATGGCCCATATAAGCTTTAACACCGTCTGGATGTGGTTTGAATTGAGCATTCATGATTAGCCTCCCATCATCCAAGATGCAGCGGCTACAGCAATCACCCAAAGAACAAATGAAAGGGCAATGAATATAAGGAAGTCGATGACATTCGCTTTAATAGTGGCGAAACGAGAAGGGCGCTGTTCTTCAACAGTTGGGTGTTGATATAGGCGTGATGTGGTTTGACTAGGAATAGGGTTTTGTTTCATACTTGCCTCGCGTTTATGCAAAAGCACCCCGACCTTCGAACTTCTGGGTGCTTTTATATTGTCTATGAGGTAAATATTAGGCATACCTAATTGTTTAGTCAATAGGAATGCCTAATATTTTTTTCACTCTATCTTATAAGCTTTTTATAAGAACTTCTAAAAATTTATTAGAATTTAAACTTTCAATTTGAAATGAAGCATCTTTGGATAGTATAAATTTACCTCTATAAAAGTCATTATTATTTAATAAGACTTTAGAAACTTTATAATTTTTAATATTTAAGAATTCTTTATAAGTGGTCCGTAAATCTAACGTACTTTTAAAAATCATAGAACCATTAGTTTTACTATCGAAAATTATATCCTTAATTTCGATTGATAAAATCTGAAACCTTTCATTAGAATTTTTTTCAATATTTTCTAACCATTCTAAAGGATCGAGATTAATATCAGATAATCCTATACTATAATCGAGAATTTCAGATAAGGTATTTTTAAAAAACTTTAAGCTTCTGGTTGGATTGATTAATAATAAATAAAAGCTATTTGTATCTTCTATAATTTGAAAATTAAATGAATCAATATGTAAATATTCAATAACTTGTTCCTTACCATTTTTATCTAGTAAGGAAGTTTCAAGTATTTTTTTCTCAGAAAATTTAAAAGAAATACTCTTAGGAGAGTATTTCAAAAGCTCAAAATCATAAGTATTTTCATCTTGAGTTGTATTTTCTAAGATCATTTCCTTAAGCTGATACAAACTTAATTTGGTATTGAGGGTATATATTTTATACTTATCCATCAGAGTCACCACTTTTTAGTTTTTCTATAACTGCAACAAATTTCTTAAATGCAATCTCCTGAAATTTAAATTCTATAGCTTTTTTCTGTGTACTTTTCCATTTTGTTTTATTTTTCTTATATTCATCTGTGGCAGAGTTAATTTCATAATAACCCCTACTTTCATAAATAAAGGTATTTCTAGAGTCTGGATCAGAAAAACCCGCACTATATTCAATTTTTCTCTTTTCACCTTTCTTTTCTGAAACAAGCCATGTGATATTACTAATAAAATAACCTTTATCTGAAAAGCTATTAAATACTTGACTTGTTAGCAAAGATGAACCAGAAATTAAGGCTGACTTGATATCTTCTTTATTTGGAATCCCATCATTGTTAGAAAATGGATTTTCTTCATCATTTTCTTCATCGTAAACGTCTACATCTTCAAGATCTATCTCTTCTTCCTTTTTTGAGTTAAACCTATTAAGCTTTAATTTAATCACATCTGAAACTTTAAAGTCAGTTGGATTAATTTTTATTAGATCTTTAAAATAATTGTTAATAATATCACTGTTAACGATTGAGGAAAAATCGATATTAAAGTTTTCAATTTCTTGTTTGTTATTTTTACTTAACTCTTCAAAAAAAACTTCACGGACATAATCAGTGCCTTCTCCGACTGTGCTAACCATACTTACCTGTCCTTTTTCAACTTTTAAAGATATTTTTTCATCTTTACTAGTCTTTTGAATAAGCCGAGCATTACTCCTTTCTAATTTATCTGTTTTATACTGGATTTCATAATTCCCATTCTTTAACTTATCTACTATAAAATCTTTATGCTCTAAGGTTTGCTTTAATTTCTCTAAAGTCTCATCCAATACTTTTGTTTCTTTAATGCTAAAATTAGAAGCTGTTACCTTTTGATTCTCATCTGTAGAAGCCGCTAAACTTAAAATATCTTCGATCAAAAACCAATCAATTGTTAAAGAAGCGATAAATTGATGTAATTCGATTCTAGAAGCTTCTAAAGAGCAAAAGATTCCTCTCTCTTGTAAAAAAAGAATAATTTTTTCTTTTGAAATTCTATGTTTTTGGCTTTCAAGTAAATCTACGATATCCCTATCTGATACAACTAGCCCGTCAAATTGTAATGATTTCATCTTGCAGTCATCCCAATAATATTTTCATTAAAACTTTTACTTTTATCAATATGATCTAGAGGCCTTAAAGTTATAGCTTTTAGACAATTAGTCATTGTTTCCTGATTTTTTGTATATCTTTCAATATATTCATGTCTACTTTTATCGAATAAGTTTGATGCATTGGAATCAACTTTTTCACTGAAAAAAATCTCAATATTGTCTTCCTCATGTTCTAGAAACTGATTATGACGGAAATAATCAAGTAAATATTGAAATTCTTCAGTAGTTTCACCTCTACCGCGATAGAATACCTTAAGTTTTAATGACCGACTTTTTTGTGAAGACTTGATGATAATAATATTAGATTTTAAAAGTTCAATTGTCGCGCTTTCTTCATATCCATCAACACCTTGATATGTCTTTTGAGGGTAGAAGAAAACATAATCTTTTTGTATTTCATTTCTAGATAGAAGTTGACTTATACCATTACTTACGTCAATTAACCATCCTATATCAATAGGATCTAGGACAAAAATTTTCTTATCTGCCGGTAATTGAATATTACTTTGCTTAACAGCTGCAAGTCTACTTATTAAAGATACGTCCGCATCACTATTATGATTATAAACAAATAATAAACCGTGAATAATATAGTTCGAATTATCTTTTAAATATTTATCTTTCCAAGATTGGCTTATTTCTGCACAATCAATTTGCTGTGCTAAACTTTTTAAAGCGGGAGAGAAGTCTTTACCTTGAATAGTTGCTTTCCCATAACTTTTCAAATCCGTATGCATATATATAATATTGTTAGAATAAGGATCTTTGTACCAAAAAACGACATCAGCTGGGTGAGTTTTTACTTTCTCTTTTTTATGTTCCGTGATTTTTTCACAGTTCCAGTTTAAATTTTTGCCACCAATCGAATTCCAGCGGAAAAAATAAAAAATATCATTTGAAATGATCTCAGCCATTTTGGCTATAGCTTCTGTTTCAGACATAAAATACCCTTAAAAATTAGTTATAAAGAAGTTTTAAATTAATAATTAAAATCACGCATATGTCTAACTACGACCCCAATAATACGGATTTCATGTTTTGTAGACGATAAAATTGGAAAATCTTTATTCAATGGTATTAATTCAAAAATATCTCTCCCATATTCATCATGTGATAAAACTCGATATTTTTTAAAAGTTGCTTCATATGAACCGTTTTGAGCGATAACAAAGCATCCTGGCTTAGGAGTTAATGAAGCATCAACAATAAGCATGTCTCCCTCTTTAAAATCAGGTTCCATACTATTGCCTTGAACAATAACACTAAAGACAGCCTCAGGTGTCGAACCTAGATAATCGGTATATGTATAACTATGAGGTGTTGTACCGTCATAAACTACTTCATGCCAAAAGCCAGCTTGCACATAATCAAGAACAGGAATTTTATGTAAATTTAAATCTCTAAATAGGACGTTAGAAAGTTCTTCGTCCTTATTTTTTTTATCATTATCAGTTGGTGAGCCATTTCCAGAAGCAAGCCAATTAGGATTTACTCCGAGAAATTTAGAAGCTTTTAACAGATTTTCTCCTTCCATTGTTTTTGACTTACCGCTAAGCCAATCACTTACAGAAGGTGGCTTCACACCCACAGCGCGGGCAAGATCCACTCCCTTAACTTTTTTATGTGGCAATACTTCCATTGCATATTTAAGACGTTCAGCTAATGTTTTCATGATCTTATCCAATACGTTAGGTAATCCTAACATGAATTAAATTAGGTATTCCTATTGATTTAATATAAGGAATACCTAATAATTGGTAGAAAATTAGGAGCACGTTATGAATGACGCACAACTCATTGACCTTTTAGGTGGTGTCACATCGGTAGCAAGACTTCTAGGGATTGCACCATCATCAGTTAGCGGATGGAAGGCTATACCCCTTGATAGAAAAATCAGGCTAGCAGTTATTGCCGAAGATCTTGGTTTAACAACACGGAAAGAGCTTTTCCCTGATAACTATCAAGATATTTGGATTGAACTTCGTCCCCAAACGACACAAAGAAAAAACCTTGGATCATTAATCGCTTAGGACCAGAACCATGAGCACAGTATTAAAAGAATTGCCTGCAAGCGCTAGCAATAACGAATCGCTCATATTGCAAGCACTTAATGCAAGTAACCAAAGACAAGTAGCAGAGATGATAAATGTCGATGCGAGCATCCTTTCACGGATGAAAACAGAAAAGAAATCAAATGGATGGACTGAGATTGAGTTTATTAGCTTTTTATTGACAGCCATTGGCTTGAAGGTGGTGCAAGAAAGAGATGTGTATTGCTCACCTGAAATTGCAGAAGCAACACGAGTTTATTTAGCACATGCATTCACTTCACCAGAGTACATGCGGATTTTATTCAAATAAAAAACCACTACCTGCGGGAACAGGAGTGGTTAGGCATTCAATTGAGGTGAATCAAATGAACACAAATAATTTATCAGAACAACCAACCGAACTCAACTCACAAGAATTTGTAGTGGGCGACATGGTGGTTGTTAATGAGCTGGATCATAAAGAAATTTTTGAAGTGTTTGGATTTTACTACAGCACACCTAAACGACTTTTTGTTAAGTCAGCATGCGGGAAGCAATTAGCTCTACCAGTTCAATTCTTTAGATCGGCATCAATTGCTGAGTTAGAAGCAAAACGTCGATTGAGCGTAGAAGAGTTAGCACGGGCGGAGGTGTCATGAATCAACAATTTAAACACCTTCCTGAACATAAGCAGAGAGAAGGTATTCAATCATGGTATGAGCCAGCTCTTAATCTCCTAAACAAAATGCTTGAACGAAACAAAGCAAATCTCCGTAAGCGTGGATACAACGAAAAGAATGCAGCCATCACACGCGAAGAGTTTAGACAAGAACTTGCTCGCCGTGGCCGCATAACTTTGTATTTAGCAGGGGAAATTGAAACGAGTTTGTATAAGGCTCAAAAGATTGAATACATGGGCGGATATGTTAAGCCTAAGGTTGGTGAGTAATGAGTCTGGACGCAACCATTTGGGCTTGGAAAACTCGTCAAAAACAAAAGGCAGGTGGTGCATTAAAACCACTTAAAAAATTAGTCCTTCTTTCGCTAGCCGACCGAGCTGGTGAAACACATGAATGCTATCCAAGTATTGCTCGTTTAGTTGATGACACGGAAATGGACCGCAAGACCGTTTTAAAAATCATTGATGAGCTAATTGAAGACGGATTTATTATCGATACTGGTAAGCGTGAAGGTAAAACTAAGCAGATTAAAGTTTATCTTTTGATTGGAGTTAAGGGTCGAGAAACAGTCCCAACAACGGTACACTTTGATACGGGAAATGATGATTTAAACAGTACCAACAATGGAACAGTTCCAACAACGGAACAGTTCCAACAATTCCATCAAACAGTCCCAACAATTCCTTTAAACAGTCCCAACAATTCCTTTAAACAGTCCCAACGTTGGGACACGGAATCTACCAAAGAATCTATCAGATGAATCTAAAAATAAAAAAACATGGTTGAGTTTGAAAAAACTTCGTGAAGAAATTCTTTTGGCAACTGATCAGGAAACTTACGAACAGATCAAAAACGCGTCTTGGTTCGATCGAGAGTTACGAGCATTTGAACTCTACAACGCAGAGAAGAATCTTTGTGATGAACTCATGAATTACCACTTTGCAGATTGGTTAATCAACGCATGTGGCAAATACCAAGCTCGTGAACAGACAAGTTTCCGAAATTCAACGACGCGGGTTCTAGTCCCGCAGGGGGAGTCAAATCAACTCAGCGACAAACAGATTCACACCTTCGCTCAGAAGCTCTCTCAACACCCTGAGTTCGCAAGCCAGTTTGCAGCTGCAGGGGAAAGCTACGATCAACTTGCAGCACGAATCGCCGTAAAACTTAGTGATCCAGTTCAGGCCAAACAATGGGAACTGTATCTCAAGCAAGTCGGGTTCAAAGGCTCATTACAGGGGGCAGCATGACATATCTCTACGATGTCAACGTAGCGCTCTTGGAAAGTGAGCTCAACGCTTTTGAAAGGGCTTTGTATGTCTAGCATGAGTTTAGCCGAATACCGTGAATTATTTCTAGTGAAGACAAAGAAACGCCGTTCAGCAAAGCAAAGTACTAAACAGCCAAGTGAAGGTGAGACGGTACTAGCAACACACTTGAGAGCATGCAAGATCAGTTTTGAGCAGGAATACAAATTTCATCCAAAACGCAAATGGAGAGCTGATTTTCTGATTACCGGTACAAAGATTTTGATAGAGGTGGAAGGTGGTATCTGGATAGCAGGTGGTGGAAGACATACAAGGGGCAAAGGTTATATAGGGGATATGGAGAAATATAACTCGGCGGCAATGATGGGTTTTACAGTTTTACGGTTCAGTACAGAGCAAGTGAAGTCAGGTTTGGCGGTTCAGCAGATAGAAAAAATGATTGGGGGATTCAATGACACTAATGATCGATAAGAAGCATGTTATGCACTCAATGGACTGGACACGATTCGATCTGGAGGGCTGGTTATACCAGTTCGGTGCATGGTTAGATCAAAAGAGTTTTACCGGTATTCCTTCAGGCGCATATAGCAATCCGATTGCCTCGGCGATGGTTCAGGTTGAAAAGCAACGCCGTTTGAAACGGTTGGGTAAGAAGAAACAACGAGAGATTATCGCTAATTACTTTGTGATTGAATCAGATCCGTTTCGTAAAACCAAATCTAAAACCCAGTGCCAGATTGATGACAATGAAGCACGTGCAGTACAACGATTAGTTTTGGATTTAATGGGACAGAGTGAAGTTATGGATGAATGGATGGACGCGATTATTGACCGTTACTTCCGTGGGCAGTCATGGCCTGAGATGATCAGAGAAGACCGTTCACAGTCAGATGCACGTAGTGATGTGAAGTGTGGGTTAGCGGTGTTGCATTGTCGATATGGATTTATTGGGTATTTTGAGAGTATGAAGAATAAAGTTGGAATAAATTTATAAAAATGATTCAAAAAATTGTAAACGAAAAAAAAGCACCGGCTTCGTCAAGTAGGTGCGTATTATTATAGATTAAATCATAAAATTTGTAAAAAAACAGTTGGAAAAATGTATATCAATTGTTCTTTATCAATGGTTAAGCTTCTTGTTGAGGATTGAAAATAGAATTATCTTTACTCTCATGTTTGCAAACATAACAAAATTAACTTTATGAAAATTAATTGTTTTTAGGAGAAATTATGTTTATTTTTAATGAAGGTCGAGAAGCCTACAATAAAATCATGACAACTATACTCGCTCAAATTATTTTTGGTGGTATTGCAATTCTTTTTTTATATAAATCGAATGTATTGAAATTAGCAGTTAATCACATTCCTTTTTATATTTTCACTATATTTCTATGGCTTGCACTTGTTTTATGGATAGTCAATGCATACATAGAGTTTAATAACTCCTACAAGTGTTATTTATATCCAAAGGTTAAAGGTGCTCAATTTTTAGAATTTTCAAAAAATGGAGCAATAAAATTTTCAGAAATATGGAAACGTGATAAAAAGCTAGCCATTGAATATATTTTAATACAGGCTTTAGTTGTTGGTATTCTTATGTTTATTTGTTTTGGATCAATTCTTTCAGCTGTCCAAATCGCGGAAGGTGCTAAGATTCAATAATAAATCATATTATTTAATGATAATTTAAGATTTATATAAGTAAAATATTGTGTATTGGTGTCGTTTAGTGAAATTAATTATTGTCTAAAGGGTAAATTAGTAATTCTAAAGGACTGTTTAATTTATATTTTATCTTATAAAATTTTAATATAGATAGAAAGTTATGGTTGTTTAGATGTATTTACTCATAACGTGATGTGTAAGAAATAGGTTGTGGTTAAGCTTGTCTATTAAGCGAGTAAATGCTTTAATTTAGAAGGTAGATTGAATCTTTAGTTCGATCATTACGTAAAAAAAGCTCATCTAAATTGATGGGCTTTTTTACGTAGTTAGCTTTAAAACTGTAAAACGGTTTTAAGATATACTGAGCATGGCTATTCGATAGCTTACCTGTTAAAATTTTAAAGATTTCTTAGATATAGTACATATGGATAAAAGTCATTCAGCATCTAACTCTCGAATTATGAATGCTTCTCTAGATTTATTTGATACAACAGATCAAATTAAAGTTTATGAAGTAGAATCTGTGTCGGAGGGATTTCAAAAGCAACTTGAGCATCCAAATGGTTCTTTATATCAAGGTAATTCAATTGATTGGTTAAAAAGTCTTGAAGCTTCTAGCGTTGACTTAATCTTAGCCGACCCTCCTTATAACATAAAAAAAGCGGAGTGGGACAATTTTGACTCACAGGAAGAGTATATTGCATGGTCTATTCAATGGATTAAAGAAGCATCACGTATTCTAAAACCTACAGGATCTTTATATATATTTGGTTTTTCAGAAATTTTATCTGATTTAAAACATCCTGTATCGCGATATTTTGAAGGATGTCGTTGGCTGATATGGCATTACAAAAATAAAGCAAATTTAGGTAATGATTGGGGCAGATCTCATGAGAGTATTATTCATTTTAGAAAATCTAAAAAAGTCAAGATAAACATGGATGATGTAAGGATTCCTTATGGAGCTCATACATTAAAATATCCATCACATCCTCAAGCTGAGACAAGTGCGTATGGAAAAGGACGCGATAATAAAAAAAGGGATAATTGGGTTCCAAATCCTAAAGGCGCTAAAGCAAAAGATGTTTTTGATATCCCAACTACATGTAATGGTATGGGAGAAAAGACACCTCACCCTACACAAAAACCAGAGGAATTAATCCGTAAGTTTATTTTGGCTTCTTCTAATGAGGGAGATCTTGTGCTGGATCCTTTTTCTGGCTCAGGAACAACAATTGTTACTTGCGAGCAATTAAATAGACGTTGGTTAGGATGTGATCTAAGTAGTGAATATAATAATTGGGCTATTCAGCGTATAAAAAATGTTCGACGTATGAGTAAAGATGAGTGGATTAATCATGATAGAAAAAATGCTGAGCGAAGAGAAGCTATACGATGAACTTAACGCAACTGGTTAACCAAGCTATAGATAAAACTAGATTTACAACAATCGATAAATATATAGATTTCTGTAAATTCTACCTCGAATATATAGATATAAATATTCAAGCTCGTATTGTTTCTCAAAATGAGAATAAATATCAATTTATTCAATATAATGAAGAAGGCAATTTTAATATTACCAGGCCAATTAACTCTGAGTTAATGTATGGAACTGTCGAATTTGATAATGCTACTCTAATTCTTAAAGATACATTAAGAATGTTAGCTAATGGAGAGCAACCGCCTGAAAGTAATCGAAAGTTTTTAATTAATTCTATTTATACAATTCAACAATCAATCGGCGCAACGTTAGATGCTCTTCCTGCAGGAAAATCTAACCAAGCTAGAAAAGTTAATGGTGATTTGTTCGAAAGATTTATTCAACTATTAATTAACGCTTTAAATATAGAGTGTGTAGCAGGGGTAGTTAAAGTTCCAGTTAAGGATAATAAAGGAGAGATATTATTTTCATCTAATTATCAACATGACTTAATGATAAGTAAAGATGGAGAGTTAAAAGCTATTGGATCAGTAAAAACCTCTAGTAAAGACCGAATAGACAAAGTTTTCATCGATAAATTTCTTTATAATCGTCTTACTGATACAGCTTTACCTCATATCGCTATTTTTCTAAATGATGTACAAAGAAAAAAAACCAATAAAGAAAATGTATATGGCATAAGCGGAACATTTTTATCAGGTCATTTTAAAGCTTATACTATTAAACTTAATCCATTAGATGGAGTCTATTACTGTGATATCAGACCTAATATGATTTCTGATCCTTTAATTTCTCAGTATATCAAAACAATTGATCATTTCTTCTATTCTGATTTATGGAACTTTTTAGAAGTTAAGGGTAATGATTTGGATGAGGTAGAAATTATTGAGGAAGAATGAAATCCTTCAGATCAAATAAAACAGTTATTTATATACATTTTAAGCACTAAACTTATGTAATAGATAAATAGAGAACTAGACTATTCTTCTTGTAGTTAATAAAAGCTTTTTCCGATCTGCCTCAGCATTCACAACATGCATTTTTTTATGGCAATTCGGGCAAAGCGCTACCGTATTTTCGACGGTATCTGGCCCGCCGTGCGCTAACCATTCAATATGGTGAGTTTCTAGGTAGGGTTCACCATTTTGATCTTTAAATGGGGCAGGCTGTTCACATAGCTGACAAATGCCATTAGCTAAACGTTTTGCAAGCTGGGCAATCGCATCTGAACGAATAAAGTATTTTGTTTTAGTATTACGGTAGCTGACTTCTGTTTGTGCTGTAGCGTGGGCATCTGCCATTAATTGCTCAATCGATTTCTTCCTATACTTGCGCTGCTTTTTCTGACTAGTTCGTTCTATGGTCTCGACACTAATTGCTGTATTTGAATCAGACAATTTAACTGGGAATATCCAGACTAACCGATCTTGTTTATTGGCATCAGGTTGAACTTTTTGATATGGATCAGCTACGAGTGTAACTGGGCCTTGATAGATATATTCTTTATCGACAAATACTTCAAAAAGATGAACTGAAACGCCGTTAGTATGGCTTTCAGCTAGTGTTCTATTTTGACTTTTTAATTCCTGGTCACCGACTTGGCCCATTCCGGTGTAATGAAGCTCATCACCGATCCACCGATCTTCGTAGATGGACTCTACATGGTTTGAAACGATGATAAGGGTATTGGTCTTATGAGATCTACGCATTCCGCCCTGAGGTGAGCAAAGAAAGTATTCGCATAATTCAGCATTATTTAAAATAGTACCTGGTTTTAATTGTCTAAAATCTTTCAACATGCTGCAGTCTTATTATCAAGTAAGTATTTCACGATGGGGATATCAGCAGCAGCCCAGTCGAGCTGTTCTAGTTCATCGATTGTGCACCATTGTACATCCTGGTGCTCACTTAAAGCCAATTCTTCAATAGTCTTAGTCACGCACATAAAAGTGACCAGCTCGATATTAAAGTTGGGATAGGCGTGCTCTACAGTTAATAGATACTCTGTTACTTCAATATCTAAATTGAGCTCTTCTTTAATTTCTCGAATGAGTGCTTGCTCGAGTGTTTCTTCAGCTTCAACTTTGCCGCCCGGGAATTCATATTTATTCGATAAATAGGGGTACTTATGTTCACCTTTCAGGGCACATAAAATTTTATCCTGGTGTTGGATGACTGCGGCAACGACTTCTAGAGATTTCATAAGCACTTAAAATAGTTATCTAACTATTCTTCATCAAGAAATTAATGGCTATATTTTAGCTCTAATGGCGTCAATTTATAGTTGAGTCGATATTTAATTCTTAAGGCTTTCGCTACCTTAATGGCATCTAACACTTCCGTATCTGCTCCAGGTTCTTTGACTCCTACAATTTGAGCTTCAACCATAGGTTGATAGGTATCATTTCTTACCCCAGAAGCAATTTGATAGTTTGAGGTCACAAGAGTACCTTGATTCATTTTGGGAATCTTAAAGTAGCGAAAATCATTTTGCATGACTAACTCAGCACCGCGTAGAACAACAAAATCTCTTGCTTGTTCTGGTGAGCTACCACGATCACCTTTATAGCTGACATAGAAGGAGTCCTTACTCGCTTGTCCTTCTCTGAAATGTGACATGAATGCACCAGGATTATAAGCGGGAGGAATTAAAACAGCACAACCTGATAAGGATAATAAAAGGAAGGATAGGAAGATTTTATTCATCTATAGAATTCTCTTTATTTGAGTTGATGAAGATTGTTATTTTTATCTTCATGAATATTTCCTGATGAGTATATCTAAAGATAATAAATACGTGTATCTATGTTTTCGAATCTATAAGAAAACTTGACCCTGTACAGGGTAAATGCTATTTTTGCGTTATAGTGGTCGAAGTGTAAATGAAGATCACGTAAGATATTTAAAAGCTCATCGAAAGGTGGGCTTTTTTTATGGATTCTATAAGCTTAAGAGTTTGTTTAGAAGTAAAGGAAAAACTAAAAGAATAAGATGCGCAGCAATAGATTTTTTATTAAAGTTATATAAAATTTATGTATTCCAATATATTGTAATGAGCATAAGAATTTTATGATTAGAATATTACTAATTTTTTTAGGTTTATTGATTATTAGCCCAGCGTACAGTGCTGATGATTTTTTCGAAAAAAAACCTTCTATCTTAATTGCTAAAGATGAAGGGATTCAAAATAATAACAGTCGTGAGAAAGTTAATTTTTTTGAGTTATCAAATCAACAAAAAATAGATCGTACAAATCAAATTTTTAGAAGGGCAGAGCGAAGTAATGACATTCTATTACAAACGGCGAATATGACTGATTATGATAAATCACAATATTACAGAGAAAATAGGTATGCTAATAATAGGGGTTATTCACCATATATTGAATCTACACCTAATAGAAAAGTAATTTCAGAAGAAGAATATCAACAGGAACTTGAGCAAAAAAGAAAAGAGAGAAAAGTCGATCGAACCCTTTTGTACCTATTAGACAAGTAATCTCAATTGAAATTTATTGGCACCTAAAAACTAGCTTTTTACTTACAACAAGTGTCAGAAAACGCTTGAGTTCTGATTATTGTTAATGGTTTAAATACCAATTAAGATATAAATACTAAGCGTACCTAGCTTAGGATTTCAGGTTTTAGTGAGATTCACTAGTCCACTCTTATATAAGAGTGGTTTTTTTATGGATTTCATCATTGAATTTGTAGTTGCATATATATGAATATCCATATATGATTCATTTCAAATACTGCGCTGAAAGTTTTTGTTTTTGTGACCCGCTTCTATTTGGAAGCGGGTTTTTTAATTATGGATTTAATGGATAGTTGCGGGTTTATGAGAATAGCCAGCGACTGTAGTCATTCAAGTTGTATGTTTTTTGCAACTTTTAGTTGAGAGCTTTGATATTACAGATTTTTTAATTTTCCGAAAATAATGATAATTTCATCACAAATTATTAAAATAGCGCGGTCCTAAATACGTGTTAGCCTATGTTAAAGATCTTAGCTATAGCCATCGTTGGTTCTTCAGTTGTTTACTTTGCTTATAATGCTTGGTCTAAACCTGAAAAGAAGTCGAAAACCTCAATACTTATTAGCCAAGCTGAACAGTCAATAGCGAATGCTAATACTACAGTCAAAAATGCTGATAGCTCATTTCGTAAGATTCAAACGCAGTAATAGGAAAGAGATTATAAAAGTAATTCAAAAAACTTTTGCCGGACGGATTGCGGCACAACAAGCCCTGCTAAATATCTAATTTTGGCAGGGCATTTTTTTAAGAAGTAGGCTAATTAATTCTCATTTTTTGAGTATTTAGGCTGAATTTGATCCAAGCTATCCTCGGGGTTCTTTTCGCGTGTATGTGATACTTGAGTATTTTCAATATGGATAATTCGGTTATGCTCAACATCTTTTAAATGCTCCGGTGCCAATTCCGGATATGATTTGTAAAAATGCATTTTTATATTAAGAGCATGATCAAGTAGAAAAGCGGATTCAATACTATAGTATTGGTCATTATCAAAAAATTCATAAGTTGACTCTAATAATTCTTTTATTGAGTCATCGAGATTTTTAAGTTTTTCATTTATTAAACTTAAATCATTTGCTGATGGTTTTTTTTTCATTTCTTATCACGCATTAAAAGGGTTAGATATGGAAGTTGATGACTACACTTATTTAACTAATAAAAAGCTTTATAAGAAAAAAGCACGCAATAAAGCTTTACCTAAGGCTACTGAAAAGTATCTAAAAGCTGAAGAAGAATTTACTGAAGCTTTAGATAAGCTGGAAATTAAATACGAAAAGAAATTTCAGTTTAAATCTACAAAGCATTGGCGTTTTGATTTTCATTTAATTGAACATCACATATTAGTTGAAATTGCTGGTGGCCCTTGGTCGGGTGGTCGAAAGGGTAAGCTAAAAAACAAAGCTTGGAGTCTTGATCGTTACGATGTGGCTGAAGAGATGGGTTACACAGTAATTCGCATAGAGGCAGCACCAAGATTTAAGATTAATGAATCTGGTCCATTACAGATCCAAGCTCATTTCGCTAGCCAATGGCTTAAAAATTTAAAGAGGCAAATATTTAATGGATCAGATCAGACCATTTCCACCCACTGATTTTATTGATCAAGCAGATGAAGAGGAAGCAATTAGATTAACACCGGCACCGGATCTAAAAAACTGGGTTGTTGCTAATTTTCTTACGCTTGGTGGACCTTTACATAATCCCGATCATGATCACATAGCTGAGCTGCTCCACGATAATGAAGAATTTTTAGCATTTGCTTGGGCCTCTTCTGCATATAAAAGCAAGCAGGCGATGGTGCTGGGGCAATGTGAAAAAGTCATGTTCAATGTTGGTGGCTGGCGCAAAGCTAGACAAGAGCAACAGATGCGAGACTGGTTCGGCTTTGTGCCAACTTATTTAATCACTGTTGATGCTACCTTTTGCGATAAAGCAAATGATCGTGAGTTTTGTGCTTTGCTTGAGCATGAACTCTACCATATAGGCGTAGAGCGTGATGAAAACGGCGAGATGATCTTTAGTAGTTCAACAGGTTTACCTAAGCATTATTTAGCTGGGCACGATGTTGAAGAGTTTGTTGGTGTAACTAAACGGTGGGGGGCTAGTCAAAGCGTTAAACGTATTGTTGAAGCTGCAAAGAATCCGCCGTTTGTTTCGAATCTTGATATTTCAAAATGCTGCGGAAACTGCGTAATCAACTGAGCCGAATGGCTCTTTTTTTTGCCTATTTTGTTTTACGTAGTTTTACGAAGGGGCAATTATGGCAACACTTAAAGAGCCTATAAAAATCTTTATAGTTCAGTCTCTTGCTTGCTTTGATACCCCTCAGCAGGTTGCAGATGCTGTAAAACAAGAATTTGGAGTCGAAATTCTAAGGCAACAAGTGGCGGCATATGATCCAACAAAGCCAGCAGGGAAAAATTTAAGTAAGAAACTTACTACTTTGTTTAATAAGACTAGAGCAGATTTTCAAAAGAATGTTTATGACATCCCTTTAGCTAATAAAGCTTACCGACTTAAAGAGCTTCAGAAGATTTATGAAGACTGGAAGAACAACAGACTTATGAAGCAAGGGGTTATTAAACAGGTTCGGGAAGAAATGCAGGGTTATGACCTGATGTTATTAAATCTTGAGTTAAAGCAACTTGAGATTGAAAAGTTAAGAGAGGGTGAAGGTGATGAAGATCCAACACCAGTCAAGGTAACTATTCAAGTTGTGGATGCGAGTAAAAAAGATGCCGAACATCAATCCGACACTGAATGTACCTCAGGCTAATTTTTTGCAGATGGAAAAGAAGTTCCGCGCATTTGTCGCTGGCTTTGGATCGGGAAAGACTTGGGTTGGATGCTCCAGTTTATGCAACAAAGCTTGGGAATTCCCAAAAGTACCTTTGGGTTATTTTGCTCCAACTTACCCGCAGATTCGCGACATTTTCTTTCCAACTATTGAAGAGGTTGCTTTCGATTGGGGGCTTAAAACTAAGGTTTATGAAACCAATAAAGAGGTGGATATCTATTATGGTCGGCAATATCGAACTACAATCATTTGCCGGTCTATGGAGAAACCAGCAACAATTGTAGGTTTTAAAATTGGCCACGCCTTGATTGATGAGCTTGATGTTATGGCCAAGGTCAAAGCTCAACAGGCTTGGCGTAAGATCATCGCTCGTATGCGTTATAAGCAAGCTGGTTTGCTCAACGGTATTGATGTGGCCACTACACCTGAAGGTTTTAAGTTTACATACGAGCAATTTGTTAAAGAGGCAAATAAATCAGAGGCTAAGCGT